TTCGCCTTCTGCTCCTGATGCTGTAGTTTGTTTATTGAATCCTGGTTTGAAACCTAGTTTTTTTAAAGCCATAATAAACCATTATACTATTTTTTGGCCAAAAATATAGTCTATTATATTCTATATATCAAACAATGTTTTTCTAATTTTAGTTGCTGATATCTCTTGTATTTCTTTTGGAAGTTCTATTTCTTCTATTTTATAACCAACACCTCTACCATAACAAATATTAGTAATGTTAGGTACAACCATTATTTCATACATTCCGTGATAACTTGCTAAAGCTTCAGTTATGTTTTTTTTAACTTGTTCAACATCAAATGGATTATCTTTAGAAGTAGGCATACTTCTTATCATAATGATAACTTGACCTGTTCTCTCTAATGCTTTTTTAAATAACTCTTGATGACCTTTGTGCCAAGGTTGCCATCTTCCTAACATCATCGCAGTTGGTCTATTATAATCTATTTTGGATTTCATCTATGATTCCTTTGTAATTATAGTCTTTAATTTCGTAATCAACTTTAGTTGGTTTTTCAAACATCTTATTTGTATCTTCAAATCTTCCTTCTTTAATTGTATTCATCCAAATCTTAATGTCATAATCATCTCGCCAAACATCATAAGGACAAACAAAATCTACTAAACAATGTCCTTGTGCATACGCAGTTAATCCTATCATTCTTTGTGCTTGTCTAATTCTACCTGCTTCAGTAAAATCCCAATCATTAAACATTTTTCTAATTTCATCTGCATTAAAATAAGCAATCTTTTTATCACCTATTAATTTCTTAGCAAACGTACTTTTACCTGATCCAGGTAATCCAAATATTAATATGTTCATATCTTTATGTTTTTATATTGATCTATAATTTCTTTTGATAAATAATCTTCAACTTTATACTTTATTTTTTTAACTTTATCTACTCGTATAGTATGATAATCCCCATCTAAAACAATGTCATTATAATTAATTTTTTGAAATTCAAATTGTTTAATATTTTTAAATTTAAATTTTTCTCTTTTAATCTCTAAAAAATCAAACATTTTATCTATTTCTTTTTGAGTATTTTTAATTAAATTATCATAATGTATTAAATGATAATTTTCTTTTTCTTTAATTAAATTTTTTATTGACCATATATTTTTCCCAAGTATGCCATTGTCTTTATCCATAAGCATTTTACAAAATTCTTCAGCAGATTGATTACTTCTTTTTGCTTTAACAAAAGAAGCTAAACATTCTAAAACAGGTCTAATTAAAACAACAAATTTTCTTTTTTTAAATATGTTCCTAATTATTTCTAAATTATCAGGGGTTCCCCAACAAGACTTATCTAAAATATTTTTTTGTTTTACTTTATAATAATAGTTATCAAAAAGATTAAATGTAATATTATCAATCCCTTCGTGATAAGGAAAATTTTTAAAAACCATAGATTCTTTATGTTTAGTTATATTATATAATAAATCAGTAGTAATACTATTTGCCGTCATTTGTATTTGTTTACTTTGATTAATAATAGAACCTAAAAATGTTGCACCTGTTCTAGGTAAAGCACATAAAAAATTAATTTTTTTTGTAAACATATTTAATATTATTTCTTTTTTGCTAAAAATATAGTCCATTCTAACTTAGATATTAAATCATTTACATAGACTTTAGTTAGTTTATTTTTCTTTATGTATTGATGAAGCTCTTCTAAATCTAATATAACCCATTCATCTTTCATTTCTAAAACCATTTTATCTGCTTTAGTATCTAGTCTGCCTTTTTGAGCTAGTGTACCATCAGTAAGATTAAACATATTTCTTACATCAAATTTATAAAAGGCGTTTTGACCTTTAATAATTCCAGAAATGTTCCAAGATGTTTTTTCTTTTGGGTATTCTATGGCTGTTAAATATTTAGAAAACCTGTCTATAATTAACATACGTTAAAAGTTATTTTTTAAAAAACTGAGGTAATCCTAAATGAGGTCGTTTATCAAATTTGTTTTCTTCAGCTTCTTTAGAAAATTTATTATAATGTAAGAAAACTTGAGCACAATCTTCACCATCAAAGGCTTCTCGCCAATGCTCTAATTCCATACCTTTATAAATTAACATATCACCTGGTTTAAGATCTACCTTAATGCCCTTGGCATTACTAGCCAATGTTATTCCTTTTTTATCATCTGGAATACCAACGTTCTCTTTTGGACTTAAATATATTGGCCACGGATCACCACCCAAGTTTAGAGTGGTAGATATTTCACAACTAAATCTATCTTTATGTCGACGTAAAACATCTCCTTTTTTATATATTCTTGCATAAGAATAAGTAGGGATTAGTTTTAATTTAGTGTGTTTCTCCATAGCAGGTTTAACCCATTCTAGTAAGGTTTCCATTGCTATGTCCGCATAGTGTGAATAGGTATTTGGAACTTGTTCATCATTCCATACACCAAACTCGGTTGTAAATTGTGAGATGTATCTCTCATCAAATAAAGTTCTTGCAACTTTTCTTTTTAATAAAAAATAATTAAAAACAAAGTTTGTTAATTCAGGGGAAATAACTTTTTTTAATATTAGATATTTATTTTTCATATTATTTAAATGGATAGCCAAGATTCCATATGACTAGGCTATACCTTGTTCCTTTTGTTACTGGTTTAACTCTGTGCCATACAAAACTAGGGAAAACCACTAATGACCCTTTAGGTAATATTTCAGTACATTTTCTCATATTAGGTTTTTTATCAGGGTCTTTATCTCTAAAATCAAATTCCAGTTCTCCACCTTTATACTCACTTGGATCGGACAAACTAACTGTCACAGATAATTTTCTAATTCTTCCTTTAGTAAAACCTTCTGTATAAGGCGTCTCCCAACTATCACAATGCCAATCATAATATTGGCCTTTTTTATATTTAGTAAATTGACAAGATTCTGACCAATCCCATTCAAAATTCCAACCTGCATTTCTATTTGCTTGATTTACATAAGGTTGAATTTCTTTATAAATCCATTTATCGTTCATCCAAACAATATTAGAATTTCTTTTTTTCTTTAAATTTTTTATTTCTTTTTCTGTTAATGGATATTTCTTTAAATCTCTATCTCTACCAAAACCGCCTGTAAGAGCTAATATTTCTTTTTCTTTCTCTGCCTTACCATATTGCACAATCATATCGCAGATTCTTGGTGGAATAGCAGATTGGAAGTACCAATAATAGTTTGAAAGATTCATTATATATATTGAAAAAGAGTTGTTAAAAAAATATTTTGTTTATCTGAAGTGTTTGCTGTTATAAAAAATTTTTGAGTTGAAGGAAATATAACGAAGTAGTTATTAGTCAAAGATAAATGCCAAGACCTGTTAACTCGTCTATTATCATTGTATTCTATAACTATAGATGCTGATTTAGGTTGAACATCTACACCATAAACCATAACATAATCAGCAGAATTTTTTAAATCAAGAGGATCAACTAAATTTCTTAAAAAAGATTGTTCATTAGTACTTAAAATATTTCCAAAAGATTTTTGATGTATTAAATTTTTTTCATTTCTTAAAAAAAAATATTCACAGATATATTTTTGTAACATATCAAAAGATCTTGAAAAAGGTATTTCAAAATCTAAAAAAGAATAATCTAATTTATTATCACTTATTGATTTATGGTTAATATATGACTCTAATATATCTGATTTTAATTCAGGTCTGTTAATTTCAAAATATTTAGGCATATCAACTGTGCCATCATATATGTCAATTTCAGACAAAATTTTTTTATTCATATCCTTTATGAATATAAATATATATGTTTTTTAAAAAATGTAAATATTTAAAATTAAGAATTTACTTGTGCTTTAGGTACTTTATTCCAATTTTGAGTATTTTCATCCCATATATATGTATAAGTAACTTCTTCTTGATCATTAAGTGTTGGCGGAGCACCTACTGGTGAAACCCAACCTCCTGTAGTAACATCTTTTGTCCACGAAGGATATGGTTGCGGAGGCCAAAAAATTTGATTTTCAGCGTCCCAAGTAAAACCTATTCCAGCATAATTTTTTCTTATGTTTCCATTATAAGAAGTTTGAATCCATTTGTCAGCAGGCCAATTATTGTGCTGTTCTAAATAAGCTTGTCCAACAGATTCTGTTTCTACTCCTTCAGAATTTTGAACATTTGAATCATTTACATAAAGTACTGCTAATACTTCATTGTCATTTGATATTTTTGCAAAATGTGCCATATTTTAAATTTTATTGAAATTTATATCTAATATAAACAATACCAGAACCACCATTTCCTCCATTTGGTTTAGAGCTGCCGCCACCGCCACCTCTATTTGTGGTTCCAGGAGTACCTGAAGCAAATCCTCCTGCTCCACCAGCACCTCCACCATCACTCGCAGATCCTCCGCTTCCACCATAGCGAGTGGATCCTCCACCGCCTCCAGCATAAGTTTCTGTAGTAGTGCCTCTAATATTAGAACCAAGTCCTGTTCCTCCATTGCCACCATTTGCCCCAGAATTTCCTCCTGAACTGCCAGCTCCACCCCCGCCGCCTGTTGAAAACTCAGGGGAAGATGGGCCACCGTTGCCTCCAGGATTTCCTTGAGGTGGACTTACAGGTGGAGTATTTCCTGCTGCACCAGAAGTAGGGCTATTAAAGGGTCCTCCTTTTCCAGAACCACCAGATCCACTGCCACCACCACCTGCTGAAGTAATTGTACTAAATATAGATGGTGTTCCTTGTGTTCCACTTGGGGAACCTGGAAAAGGTACTCCCCCTGTTCCTCCTCCACCAACTTGAATAGGATAGCTTCCTGCCTCAAGCGGAAGACTTGTTGAAGATACTAAAGGATTATTTGGATAAGTTCCTGACACAGAAGCATTATAAGAATTTCTAAAACCGCCACCACCTGCTCCTCCTGCATCACGAGGAGCACCTCCACCGCCAGCTACAACTAAATAATCAGCTAAACCAAGTTTACCTGCTCCAGCAGTAACCGTAAGTGTTCCAGGACCTGTAAATTCGTGAATTTTGTAATCTCCTACAGTGCTTTCGTTTCCGCCTGTTGCAGCAATATATTCATTTTTTCCGCCTCGTCCGTATCCACCTTTGGATCCTGCTCCGAATGAACCTAAAATTGGCATCTTTCTAATATCCTCCTATTATGCAAACTGCGTTTGCGCTGCTAACACTGTGAAAGTAGAAGCTGC